CCCCGGAGCCTAACTCCTCAATCACTATTCCGCCCTACAGGTTATGCCCACCTTCCTGTAGGGCGGATTTATTTGCCCTGTATTATCCTTCAATTTCAGGGAACATAGATAGAGAAGGATTACGGAGATATTGTGGCTGACATCAATAGTTTGGTTGCCAAAGTCCGAGTCGAACTCGGGGATATTGGCAAGTCATTTGTTACGCAGTTTACTGCTGACGGTACCACCAACCGTTTCCGTTTGCACTACGCCCCTCTAGATGCGACCACTGTTATTGTCAATGCAGGTGGGTTTGACGTGACGGATTACTCTCACGTTGAAGAGTCCACAGGGGTGTTGGTAGTAACCCTCACTAACGCACTTTTCCCAACCCTAGTAAACTCCGGCTCAGATGTCCCTAACGCGGGTGTGGAGTTCCTTGTTAGCGGAACGTACTTTCGGTACTTTACAGGGACCGAGTTGTCAAGCCTTGTAACCACCGCTATTGGTGAGCACGGTGCTCGGCACACCGACTCTCTTGGTCGTAAAATTACCGTTAGTAATCTTCCGGTAATTGAGGAGTACCCCGTCGCTGTATACGCGACCACGTTGGCTCTGTACACGCTGGCTACGGACGCCGCGTTTGACATCGACATTGCTGCCCCAGACGGCGTGAGCATCCCGCGTTCTGAACGTTACCGCCAGTTGATGGACATGATTAACGCCCGTCAATCCCAGTACAAGGACCTCTGTGTTCAACTGGGAATCGGTATGTACTCCATCGACGTGTTTACTCTGCGTCGAATTTCTAAGGCTACTAACCGTTACGTACCGGTGTACAAGCCCATGGAAGTTGATGACCGCTCATTCCCCCAGCGAGTGTACTTGCCAGAACCCACGTACGGAGACCAGCGTCCTGCGTTCCCGACTGAGGCAGCCGATTTGACTGCGTATCAAGGGCGTAAGTTCTTAGCTAATATTTCTTATACAGGAAATTGGGCAGGAAATTCGTTTGTCGCTAAGCTCTACCAGCAACGTGGTAGCGTGCAAGTTATTGAGGACTTTGCACTTCAGGTTAATTCTTCCAAAAACTCATGGGTAGTTACTGGTCTTTCTCGTACTTCGGGAAATGCCAAGATAACAGTCACGGTAAACCCCAGCCCCGCAGCAACTCACGATTTTGTTGTTGGAGATTCCGTAGTAATCACTTCTGCAAACAGTGCTGTGGACGGGACGTATGTGGTTGTGGCTCCTGTAACAAGCAACACGTTCTCTGTCATGGGAACAGCAACTACCGCTCTAGCTCTTACTGGACTTACCGGCGATGCAGAGCACAATGTGTCTCAGACGTACGTGGCAGCAATTAGCCTTACTTCAGACGAGACCATGAAGTTGGCAAACCGCACGTGGTGGAAGATAACTGGAATCAACAGCTTTACTGGTGAGGAACTTGCCATCGTAGAAGGTGACTTGTTCACAGTGCGTGCAAGCGAGGTTGTTCTTTGATTTACCCTGAAAAAGACGTCAATCTACTTGACGTACATCCAGAGTACAACGGGGACCAAGTAATTCTTGCGGAGGACGGCGTGTATGCGTACCTCACTGCCCCTGCGGTTAGCCCATAACTCAGAAGCTAATCCGTCAAAATAGAAATAAGACTTAGGAGTTATTCATGCCCGTAAACACTACAATCAAACTTCGTCGTGACACCACTTCAAACTGGACTACCGGTACGAAGAACCTTGCTGAGGGTGAAATCGGAATTGATACAACCACCGGTAAATTAAAGTTTGGTGGAACAAACGGCACTGTATGGTCAAGTTCTATTGACGTCGCTGTCAATCAAGCAGACCGTGCTACCAGCATATCCGGGGGCGCTGCTGGTCAGATGCCGTATCAGACAGCCGCAAACACAACTTCATTTACCGCTGCTGCTAGTGCTGCCAACAAAGTCTTGGTATCCGGAACAAGTGGCACAGGCTCCCCTGCTTGGGTGTCGCCCACGCTAAGCACAACTTATTTTGCAACCACTACTTCTTCCCAGCTTTTGGGCGTAGTTACTGACGCCACTGGTTCTGCTGGAAACCTAGTGTTTAGTGGTAGCCCCGATATTACAACTCCTACGTTTATTTCCGGTGGCGGGGTAAGGATTGTCCAAGCCAGCGGTTCGTACAAAACGTCTGTTGTTGCACCCGTAGCTTCGGGAGACCTATCCCTAAATTTGCCAAGTACTGCTGGAACACTTGCTTTGACTACAGTTACAAACAGCTTCCTTAAAGCTGACGGAACTGTTCAAGGCTCTCCTAACGCGTACATGACGGGGACCCTCAAAGTTGGTGCTACCGGATTTTCTGTTACAACGGCAGGTAACATGACCGTTGCGGGAGATGTTACCTTCTCTAACTTTGGTAGTGATAGCGGTTCTATCGCCAAGCTAGACACTGGCGGGCAGTTAATGGCTGGGAGCATTAATCTTGGGGCTAACAATGTGGATGTTGTCAGCTATCTTCAGCCCACTAATGGAGGTCTTGGAGTGGCGCTCTCTAACTCTGTGATTGGGGCTACTGATACCGCCAAAGCCCGCTCAGTTCTTCGGATTTTTGTGCAGTCAACTCAACCCGCGACAGGCAACCCGAGTGGGTACGTCGCCACGTTGGGCGACCTTTGGTTCTGGTGATGTAGATGGCTTCGGCATCCGGTAACTTTAGTGGTAGTTATTCTGGAATCAGTATCGTACTTGCTACCAGCGAGGCGTCTACAAATTCAGCGGACAATACATCCGCAATTAATTGGTCCGTTTATTTGTACTACGGTTCTGGGTTAAAACCCTATGACTTTAGTGGCTCGTCTTATTGGACCGGCTCTATCGGTGGAATCTCTTTTGGTACAAAATACTACAACTATGACTTTAGAGGTGCTACGGCTGGGCAAACATACGCGCTTGACAGTGGACAAATTATCTTCCCTCACGCATCAGATGGGACTGGTTCAGTTGACCTGTCAATTAGCACCGTAGCAGCAAGCCCTCTGGGTAGTTCGACGACAGGTACCGGAACTCAAGCTACCACAGACTTCTCTAGAAAACCTCAAGCTCCTGCTGCGCCCTCAATATCGAGACCTAATACAGGAACTACAATAACTGTAACTTCTGCCATTGCCGCTGAGGCAACAGGAAGCTCACCTATTACAGGAGCCACTGCTAATGGCTCTCAAATTGTGTACAGTGTGTACAACAATGCTGCTGTTGGGGGAAGAATTACAGTCACGGGCATTACCCCAAGCTCATTCAATATTACTGCTGCAACAATTACGGCAAGAACTACGTATACAATAACCGTAGCAAGTTCACTCAGTTCGTCTACTACGTACACTTCTGGGGGTACTGTAAACGTACTTCCTCCACCAATCACTGATTACAAGTACCGATACAACACAACAGGCACAGGTTCGTGGACCGAGGTTACTGGAATGGGCACCGGGCGCACCCAAAACTTTGGACCAACTTCTCCCATAACGGTATCTGGTACTCAGGTCTACTACTTTCAAACAGCAGCAGCTAACTCTGAAGAATTTGGGGCGTGGTCCGGCAACGGGATTGCGTATGCTGCTCCTTCTATTACATCCGTGACTAAAAACGGCACATCAGCTACTGTAACTGTCGCTCCCGCGTCAAGTAACGGTGGTTCTGCCGTTACTTCCCACACAGTGCAGTACAGCACAGACCAATCCACGTGGGTAGGTGGGCAGTCTATTTCTGGAGCTTCTGGAGGGTCTACAACTTTTACCGGTCTTCCTGCCGGTAAAACCTACTACTTCCGTGCGTATGCTATAAACGCTATTCCAGTAATCTCTCCATACCAGTACAACTTGTCTACAGGTGGTACAGCAAGTATCTTTATCTCTGCTTACGGTAAGCGGTATCAGACTAAAACGGTCTCTGGGGTAACGGCTGTGGGCAACACCACCACATACACGTGTACCGCTCACGGGTTCTCTGTTGGGGACCCCGTTGCCGTAACTGGAATTACTCCTTCTACCCTTAATGCTTCAGGTACCGTAACTGCAATAACTACCGATAGCTTTACGCTGGGAACCACAACCCCTGCAACTACCTCCGGTACGTACGGCTCAGGCGGCACAGCCGGTGGGTGGGCAACCATTCTTACAGGAAAGCGCTACGCTGCCGACGATGGCACCGGAAACCCCGGTTGGGTAAACATCACTTCTTCACAGAAGTACACCGCTGGCGCGTGGACGTCATTTAACTAGGAGATGCCATGAGAGGTCAGTTAGTACAGGGTCGGTTCAACATTGACTATGAATCAAAGTCAATGTATGAAGGCATTGCCGAAGAACTCGGTCAAACTGTTGGTCAAGAGGTTGACTGGTGGCAGTGGTCTGAGGTGTACCTTGAGGAAAATTACTCTCTCGTTGTAGACGACATCTATGACGTGTCTAACTCGGGGGTTACTGATGCAGGAGTTAAGAAGGGTCGTCGTTGGACTAAGCCCTTTAAGCTTCCCGTAATTATGGCTCAACTCATGCGTTCCACAAACGTAATGAACGAGCGCGGTTACTACGTATCAGATACGTTGCGACTCGTGGTCAACGTTGGAGAGATTCAACGCCTTATTCCAGACGTGCTTGCAAATCCTAGCGACCACATCAAAGACCGCATTGTGTACCGGGGTGAGGTCTTTGTTCCTACCCGAGTTCTTCCTCGCGGTATCTTCGCCAACAACTACGCGGTAGTAACCATCGACTGCAACCAAGTTAATCCTGAAGAACTTGTCAATGACCCGCAGTTCTCTACGTTTGCTCTTCCAGTTAAAGAAGAGCCTCGTTTAGTAATCTATGGAGCCGGTGACTACGGCTCTGGAAAATATGGAGAGTAATAATGGCACTTGTAAAACCTATCGTCGGTCAGTCTAATTGGGGGGACACCCTAAACACCGCGCTTGACTATTTGAACAAAAACACTGCTTTGGCTGTAGCTAATGTCACTACGCCAGTTACAACTTCTCCGTTTACTGTTCCAGAAACCAGCGTGTTCGTTATCTTTAACTCTGCTTCAAGCATCTCAGTTACACTTCCGACTGCTTCAGCGTACCCCGGTCGCACTCTAAATTTTAAAACAATCAATACAGGTGCAGTGACCTCAGCTTCTTCCAACGTGGTCCCACTCGCAACTAACACTGCTGCTGCAACTCTTTTCTCTGCTAACACAGCCGGTAAATGGACACTCCTAGTTAGTAACGGAACTAACTGGGTGATTATGGCGCAAAACTAAAATGCCGTTCAAGTCACTCGCTCAAATGCGCTTTATGTTTGCCAATCACCCTGAGATGGCTCAGGAGTGGGCAGATAAAACCGAGCACCCAGAGGACCTTCCAGAGAAAGCAGAGAAAAAGTAATGGCTGAATGGAAGAAGTTCGGTCCCTACAAGGGGTCTAAAGAAAACGGTGGTCGCCCTATCTACGTCTACAAGAAAAAGGTAGGCGGTAAATGGGTAACCACATCACACAACAAAGCCCGTGTGGATTACGAGGACGCGCACCACACTCACCTTAGTCGAGACACAGACGTAGACCACAAGGATAATGGTGGTCGTAAAGGTCACGACACACTTAGCAACCTTCAAGCCATGTCTCATAGTAAGAATGTAGCTAAAGAAGATGAACGACGCGGAAAGGCGCATAAAAAATAATGTGTGGTGGAAATTGCACTTGCGGTAAAGGCAAGAAGTAAATGACAAAGATAACTGCTGGTGGCAGGAAGCACACCGTGACTAAGAAAACGACAGACAAAGGTGTCGGAAATAAAGGCGACATTATTGTTACCCAAAACAGCAAGTCCGGTAAAAAAGAACAAATGAACCTGACAAAGTTGTCTGGAGCTAAGACTGTGAATCAGGGTGTCAAAGACACCAAGAAGTTTCACAAAGAACATCCGAAGGTTAAGTAAATGGCTGAGAAAAAGAAGACCAAGTCTCGTGTAAATGAGGCAGGTAATTACACCAAGCCCGCTCTTCGAGAACGTCTGTTTAAGCAGATTAAAGCAGGAACCAAGGGCGGAGACCCCGGAGAGTGGTCTGCCCGTAAAGCTCAACTGCTGGCTTTGGAGTACAAGAAAGCTGGCGGTGGATACAAGTAATGGCTAAGGCAGCCCCTCAAAAGTCACTGGATAAGTGGACAAAGGAAAAGTGGACCACCTCAGACGGTACTCCCTCTAAGGGCAAGAAACGCTATCTTCCCGAGAAAGCTTGGTCGGCATTAACCCCAGCGGAAAAAGCCGCAACTAACCGCGCAAAAGCTAAAGGCGATGGAGGCAAAGCGGGAAAGCAAGTTGCCCCTCAACCAAAGAAGATTGCCAAAAAAACCGCAGCATACAGAAGGAGCAGCTAATGGCTAGTGAAGCGTGGCAACGTAAAGACGGTAAGAACGCCAAGGGCGGTCTCAACGAGAAGGGGCGCAAGTCATACGAAAAGGCACACCCCGGCTCTGACCTAAAGGCTCCCGTTAAGTCGGGTAACAACCCTCGTCGTGCCGCGTTCCTTGCTCGTATGGGCGGAATGCCCGGACCAGAACGCAAGCCTAACGGCGAACCTACTCGACTTCTCCTCTCGCTTCAGGCATGGGGAGCGTCCAGCAAAGCAGACGCAAAGAAAAAGGCTGCTGCTATTCGTAAAGCAAACGAAGGTAAAAAGAATGGCTGAAAAGAAAAAGAAGACCACAGTAAAAGTGGTTGACAAATTGTCTAGAACATCTATGACCTCAAAGCAGCGGGCAAACACTGGTGCTGAGAAAGGCGTTTTAGCACGAACCGGACTCCGTCGAGTCCGTCCAATTAAGAAGAAGGAAAACTAATGGCAATGTGTAAGTGCGGCAAATGCGCCGCTTGTAAAGCGCGTGCAAAGAAAGATGCACCTAAAGGAAAGAACGCAAAGCTTGCCGCAATGTACGGCGACAAGACCAAGATTACTCGTGGAGATGTAATCACCGCTGCAAAAATGAAAAAAGAAAAGAGCAAGTAATGGCTACCGCAAAAAAGTACATTGGAACTGCTGCTGACAAGAAGCAGGATGCCAAGACCATGAAGGGCATGACTCCTGCTCAAAAGGCAAAGTTTGAAAAGGCTGACGCCAAGATGGATAAGAACACCAAACTTACCAAGGCGCAGGACACCAAGAAAGACAATGCTCTTGCTAAGAAGATTAAGTCTGGCAAGAAGTAATTCAAACCCAAATGAGTATGCCCCGCTAAATGCGGGGCATTTCTCTATCCTAGAAGTGTAGGTATCCGTGCGGAGCCTACCCGGTTCGCCGGTTTTGCGCCTCTTTAGGGGATTTTGCGGAATGAATGCTGTATCAGTACTTGCCATGCGTACGTCGCATGCGCCCATTCCGCTTGAGGTGACCCGATGAGTATTGCAAAGTTCATTCACAATCTTAAGCACCAGACTGCTCAGGAACTGACGTCTGAGTTGCGCAACCGCGCTTTGTCAAATGGTTGGGACAAGGATGTTGTCAACAACATTCGCGTCGAGTACAAAGACCAGAAGATGGGCGTACACGTTCACCCTGATTACGCCGAGCAAGTTTTCAAGCATGAGTTTGGAACTGAGCACAGCCGACCTACTGCTGTCATTCGCAAGTTGAACAATGACCGCGAGGCATCCAGACGGGTTGTTAGTCGCGCACTTCGGGGAGGAAAGAAATGACATTCCTTCTTTCTGAAGACAAAGCGTTGCGTGAAAAACTTCAAGGCATGACGGTTGAAGACCAAAAGTCCAACGGGGAAGTTGCCACACGAACTGTGGGTGTATGGTACGGACAGCCAGACCAAGAAATCCGTAACCAGTCTTACCCATACATCACAATTGACATGATTGATGTTCAACGGGATACGTCTCGGGAACACCGAGGATTGACGTCTGCGCCCTACATCCCTCATACGCCCTCTTCCCCATCTGTAGTTGGGTTTATTACCAACCTTCCTATCCCAGTAAACATTGACTATCAAATCACTAGTTATGCTCGCCACCCGCGTCATGACCGGGCAATTGTTGCTCAGTTGCTCACGACGAAGTTCCCTCTCAGATTTGGCTACCTTGAAACGGATGATGGAACAATCCGCCGATTGGATGTCATGGATGTCACAAAGCGTGATGTCACCGAACAAGCAAAGCGCTTGTACGTAAACGCAATAACAGTACGGGTTTCCTCGGAGGTCGTGCAAGGAAAACTAACAGAACTTTACGAAGTTCTATCGGTAAAAATCAATACCCCACCTTTGGTTGTGGAACAAGGAGGGCGTCCAAGCGACCCTTACTTTACTCCAGTTCCAAACTTTACTATTACGCAATAATTCGTTCCCCCCAGAATCAAAATCTAACCTAAGGAGAAATGATGGCTTACGGTCGTCCCGGCGTTTATGTATCAGAACGCCTTCTTCCTGCGCCCATTACTGCGGCTGGTGGAACCGAGGCTATCGGTTGCGCTGTCGGACAATTTGCGCAGGGTCCAGTTACCCCAGTTCTCGTGAACTCGTGGTACCAGTTTACCCAAGTATTTGGTGGGTACAACGCCGCTTACCCCGCTACGTTTGGCGTCGGTCAGTTCTTTAAGAGCGGTGGTTCACAGCTTTATGTCCAGCGCGTACTGAGCAGTAACGCTACAAAAGCAACGGTCTCTATCCCGGCAAGCACGACGGGTAACCTTGGTACGGTAACTGCTCTCGACCCCGGTGTTGGTGGAAACGACCTCCGTGTTGTGTTCACCTCGTCGAATCAGGGTGCAACCTATTTCAACATGCTTGTTTACAAAGAGACAACTACGGGTGGTAACACCGGTCAGAACGTTACGGATGACGTACTTGTTGAGCAATTCAACAACATCGTGTTCAATGACGTTAACTCTGGAGACTACATTGTTACGGCAGTGAACCTTCAGTCACAGTATGTTTCAGTAGCCATTACTGATAACACGCACGCTTTATTCCCAACGGCTCAGGACCCCGCAAGTACCTCACCTACGGTTCTTGTTTTGTCCGGTGGTAGCAATGGTGGTGGTGGAAGTTCCTCAACTAGCACGATTACTGGAGCAGTGAGCAATGGAAGCACTGTGGTTTACACCACTTCTGCTGCACACAATTTCCAAGTAGGGTACTTGGCTACTGTTACGGGAATTACGCCAACTGGGTATAACGTAGCTAATGCGGTTATCACCGCAATTACAACGGCATCACCGTTCACTTTTACGGTTGCAAATACAGCTTCCCTTGCAAGCTACACTTCGGGTGGAAGCGTCACGGGGTTGCCCTCTTCATCCCCGATTGCATCAGATTACGTTGCTTCTCTTGCAAACCTCAACACCATTGATACTCCTCTCGTTATTTTTGCTCCGGAAATATTCCGAAGCATTGCAGCGGGATACTCAACGGTTCACGATGCTCTTACCGCTTGGGCTGAGGCACACAACGGGTTTGCCGTTTTGGAAACTGCACCGGACTTAGCTGTCGGTACTAGCTCTACTTCCGGAACCGCATTGGCTTATGCAGAAGGGTTGCAAAACTCCAGCTACGCCGCTGTTTACTACCCGAACATCTACATTGCTGACCCGTTGGGACGCAATGCTGGTTCGATTCGTAAATGCGGTCCTGCTGGTGCTGTTGCTGGTCTTTACTTGTCAACTGACCGAGATTTTGGTCCGTTCAAGTCTCCTGCTGGTCTTCGTGCCGAGCTTGGCGGAGTTGTTACGACGGAACGTCGTCTCAGCGACAGCGACCTTGACTTGCTAAACTCTGCTTCCTCCCCGATTAACGCAATCCGCGATATTCCGGGTGCGGGAGTTGTGGTCATGGGTGCTCGCACCCTGAAGCAGGATGGTACGGCTAACCGCTACGTTTCGATGCGTCGTTCGCTCATCTATTTGAAGCAAAGCCTTAAAGAGATTACGCGTTTTGCGTTGTTTGAAAACAACGATGAGCGTCTTTGGTCGCAGCTTCGTACGGCAATCTCAGTGTTCTTGAACACGTACAGCAACAACGGCGGTCTTGCAGGAACAACGCCGGACGAGGCTTACTACGTCAAGTGTGACTCTGAGAACAACCCGTTTGAAACCATCGCCAATGGCGAGGTACACATCGAGGTCGGTGTCTCGCTTGAGTACCCGGCTGAATTCGTAGTCATCACGCTCAGCCAAAAGACTGCAAACTAACCGAAGGAGATAACAGATAATGCCAACCATTATCAACAACCGGTCAAACCTTACGACCGACCCGATTAGGAACTTTCGATTCCTAGTCTTGTTCAAGCCGTTTGACCCCACGGTGCTTGACTTCCGCATGGGAGGCAACGCGCTTGGGTTCACCTCTGTTACGGGTCTCGGTGTTACCACCGACAGCATCCCGTATCGTGAGGGTGGCTACAACACCACTGTTCACCAGATTCCGGGACAGACCACGTTCTCCCCGGTTCAGTTCCAGCGCGGCGTCACCCTTGGCACCACGCAGAACTGGGACTGGATGAAGCGCCTGTTCCGTACGGTTCAGGCTTCGGGAAGCAGTGGTTCGCTGTCGGACTTCCGTTGTGACATCGAGATTCAGGTTCTTAGCCACCCAATTGCTGGTGCTAACCCTGCTGACCCAACGCAAACAACAAATGCCGACCACGTTGCAATGCGGTTCAACATTTACAACGCGTGGGTTACCTCCGTGGCGTATTCTGACTTGAACGCAGGTGACAACGCTCTGTTTGTTGAGCAGATGAACATTGTTCACGAAGGCTTCGACGTCAACTGGGCACCGTCACTGACTGAAAGCGCACCAAACTTTGATGCAGCTTCTACCTCAGCCGGTACTAAGGCTGCTACTGCAAAGGCAAAGAAGACTCTTCGCCCGCAGGTCATTCGGTAAATAACTAATACAGGAGTATAACTATGGAATCTAACACGATTAACGCCAGTGCCAACCCCGGTTTGGCAAACGAGCTTATCACCAAGGCTCTGGCAGAAGTAGAAGAAGTCGAAACATCAACTGAAGTACCTGTAATCCTTCCTTCGGATACTTTGGTTGACCTCCCCGCTGGGTATATCACGCCTGACGGGGAGGTCGCCAAGACCGCCGAAGTACGTGAACTTACAGGAAAAGATGAGGAAGCAATTTCTCGGGCAACGACTTTGGGACGGATGTTCAACATCATCCTTAGTCGTGGAGTTGTATCTGTAGGAGGAGTTTCTGTTACAGAAAAGATGCTCGACGAGATGTTTGCGGGAGACCGTGACGCATTGTTGTTGGGCATCTATCGGGCTACGTTCGGAAATCCTTCCGAGATGAAAGCATACTGCGGTGGTTGTGAAGAGATTAAAGATGTACTTGTGGACTTGAATACAGACATCAAAGTTAAGCCTCTTATCGACCCGATTGAAGAGCGAGCATTTACGGTAGAGGGAGCTAACCACGAATACACCGTGATTCTTCCCACAGGAGTTGTGCAAAAAGAATTAAACAACTCATTGGAAAAGACTGTTCCGGAACTGACGTCTATTCTTTTGGAAAACACGGTTACCGCAATTGACGGCAACCCTGTCTACAACAAAGTGCAAATTCAAAACATTGGAATTAAGGACCGCAGAAAAATTAGCGAGGTTATCGCAGAACGTGCTCCCGGTCCAAAGTTTCAAGACATCACAGTTACTTGCCCCGACTGTGAGTCTGAGGTGGTGGTGCCGATTAACCTCGGCACTTTGTTTCAATTCTAACCTTTCTAATTACGGAGTTCTTTTGACTGAATGGATTGCCTTGACTAGGTCATTCACTGGATGGACTCTGTCTGAAATTAGAGACCTCTCTTATCGAGAGCGTAAAAACTGGCTAGAGATTGCCAAAAACTACGGACAGATAGGTAACTAATGAGTGACGGAAATGAACTCGACGGTACTATTCAAGACCTAAAAGCTTTTGAATCCGGAGTTAAATCCGCTACCGGTGCTCTTGGTGATTTAACAAAGAGCGCCAAGGGAGTTAGTGGAGGAACATTCTCCGGTAACTCGCCCTCTGGTGGTCCTATTATGGGCAACAGTCTTGCCCCAGTTCGACAACCCAATGAGGGCGAAACCGGCATGGGCATGCGGGGTATGGTCAAACCCATCATGGCTCAGTTGGGGCTTGGAGCATTTTCTGCTGGGATTAGTTACGTTCAAGGCAAGTATGAGGCTATGCCAGACGTGCAAGCCACTGTTGACCGTGCCACTGGGTACTACAACGCAGGTCTTTACGGAACCATGGGTGGTGGGGCTAAGCGGATGCAATCCGCCACGTTTAGCGCCCTTAACGGAGCGATTACTTCTGCGGGAAGTGACTATCGCACTGCTGAGTACCTTGGTAGCCGTGGTATGACTCAAAATATGAGTAACTACCTCGGTACTGTTGGGGCTGTTGCTAACTCTGCCAAGTATTTGAACATGAGCAATGAACGTTCCGCTGTTGCTTTGGAGGGACTGACTAGCGGTAAAACTTCTAGTGACCTTCTTCGTAACCTTGGCATTTACACGTCTGACCCTCGTACGGGACAGGCAAAGAGTCAGGGTCAGTTGTTTGGCGAAATTGCTAACCGATTGACTGCGGGTCAATCCATGGCAACTTCAGACCAAGTTAACGAGTCGTTTCGTCGAGGAAAGCTTGGGGCATCTCTTTCTGGGCTTGGACTTAGCGAAGACCAACAACATATGATGCACATGTTCATGCTTGCTCGTTCGCAGGGTGTAAATCTTGATTTAGAAAATGAAAAGTCTGTAAAAGCATTTGCTGAGAAAAACGGTTTTAACCCTGCTCAAATGGGATATCAAAGTCTTAGCGCCGATGCTGGGGCACAAAATGCTGCGCAAGAGAACTACATCCAAGCAATAAAAAATACTATTCCAGAAATTGAAAGACTGAGCAAAGAAGCTGGAGATTTGGCAGCAGGACCCGTTGGTTCTTTTAAAGCTATGAAAGCTGCACTAGAAGGAAGCGTAGCCGGTGCTGCCTCGGTTAAAGCTGCTGAAGAAATGGTGGCTACCGCACTCACTGCTCTTGCTGGTGTAATAGGTACAGTAATTGCAGCTATTGGAGGGGGGGCAATTGGTGGTGGAGGTTTGAGAGGAGCAGCCGGTGGGGTCTCTTCTATGGTAGCTTCAAAATCTGGGGGAAGTTTACTGGGTAGCGTAGCCAAGTCTGTTGGTAAAGCTAGCCTAATAACAGCGGCACTATCCACTGTTGCTAGTGGGACTGTAGCAGCTAATGACTATAACGGAATGCTTATATCTGCTAGGCAAAATAAAACTGAAGCACCTAATCTTTTTGATGTTGCTTTTAAACAAAATATGCAAGACAACAACAAACTGTCTTCTCTGGGCTTTATGGACCAAGCATTGAACTTTATACCTACTGCGTTAAACAACCTAGGTAGGTACTTTGGTGCGACGTTGTCTTACGCAGGAAATTTTTTAGGTACTGGGGACGTAAATAACCCCGGAAAAACTCTTGGGGGAGGAGGCACTAACAGCACAATCAATGCGCAAGGACCAACAGGAACTGGTCAACAGAATACAGTTAAATTTACATGGCCCGCAGGTAACGCCTCACTTGTTAGTGACGGGTTTGGTCCCCGTACTCCTCCTAAGCCCGGAGCATCTTCTTACCACGAAGGTATCGACATTGGTGTGGGAATGGGTACGCCCATCATGGCATCGGCTGATGGTGACGTTATTATGGCTGGAAATAATGGTGGGCTTGGTAACTGTGTTGAAATTAAACACGCAAATGGTTATGTGACTATTTACGGGCATCAATCTCGAATTGCTACATCGGTTGGTAAAAAAGTTGTTCAGGGTCAGGTTATTGGGTACGTAGGTAGCACTGGAACTTCGACAGGTGCCCACCTTCACTTTGGTGTCCGTGATGCTTCTGGAAAACTTATTGACCCCATGAAAGTTCTTTATGGAACTTCTAGCGCAACATACGGTTCGCAAAATGACTCCGCTACTGCATCTGGAAGTTCCGCCCCAGCTTCTGACATGGCTGGCATCAGTGACTCACGAGCTAAAGCCGGAATCATGACGGTTTCTAGTTACCGTGGTGCAGAAGTTGGCGGTGGTGGTGCCAACAGTGGGTTCAAAGCTATGGCTATGGGGTCAAACTCCCAGACTAAGGGGAACATGGCTTTAGGAACGGGCGCAAGTGGAAAGAACAACCTGACCAGTAGCTCTATGGGAATCTACTTGCCCGGTGCTCGTCGAGCTAAGACTGGTGACCCGTATGTTGCAAACGACGGTCCCGTTAACGTCCACTCGGGTGAAGCTATCCTTACCTCCGAGCAAGCCGAGGTGTGGCGTACTGCACTCAAGCAGGGTGGTCTTGGTAAGGGTGGCGGAAACAACGTGACTATCAATCTCAGCATTGCTCAAGCCTCAGAAACTGAAGCTCGTCGTTTTGCAAACATTGTGAAGGACATGCTTGAAAAAGACACTTTGATTAAGAACATGGGGATGAAATAATGCTCATAAAAAATCCGTATTTAAGGTACATTGTTGGAGGACATCCAAGTAACCCCTCATTTTGGCAGTATCGTCCTGCAACTAACACCACCCCAATAATAACTTCTTCTACGTTTACTGGTCGCCCATATGTCCCGGCAATGAGCACCAGTGTTTTCACGGGAAGACCAGTTACTGGTGCTGTAAACATCGATTACTCCGAGGAAGCTCAAAAGTTATTGGGGGAATATAGCCCTCAACCCCCTCCTCCACCTCCTCAACTTGATTACTCTGGAAAAGGTCTTTCCTACAATGTGGGGTGTGTTACTGATGCTTACTTTAGTCCAAAAGCATCATTCCACAAGCTACTGTCAAAAGATGCTTCAGGAGCTATTCAAGACAAGCCTGTTAAAGTAGAGTCTTCATCACAGTTGTGGAGTGCTGCCGGTAAAACTAAAGGAATGATTAGTTTGTTCATTCCACCAAACCCGGACACGACGATGGACGCAATTACCCCCGCTGAGGGAAGTAACTTAAAACCTGCTCAGTGGGAGCTATACTCTTTCCAATTCCATTACAATCCGACTAGTGTCAGCATGACATACGCCGGTACTCCCGCAATTGACATTGCGCTTAGTGCGTCTGGTGGAGACCCCTTTAATCTTTTGGGTCAACAAGGTAGCCAAAGTGTTATTGACTTTGACCTTGTACTAAACCGAGTCGCGGATTTCAAATACTACAACGCGGATGGGACTATCAAGTCTCAGTACAAAAACAAAAACATCTACTCACCTCGAATGCCCAAAGATACTACAGAAGAAAAAGAAATCTACAACAAAGGAACAATGTACGACGTAGAGTTCTTGCTCTCTAGCGTTATTGGGTTTAAGTCGGACACTTCTCTTCGAGGAACTACCGCTGACTTGGGATGGCTTACGGGTCGTCCTGTCAAACTGAGTCTGGGTAAGTCTCTAAAATACGTGGGAACTATCGACGGTTTTAGTGTTAACCACACAATGTTTGATGTTCGTATGGTCCCAATCTTTAGTACGGTGAAAATATCGTTCAAGCGTATCCCTGACTTTACTGGATTGGTGGAATAATGATTTATACAGATAGTCGGTATTCAACTGGGAAGCTGTACTCTGCATGGAACACTCGCAAGTACGATACGGATGTATTTGTTTCTCGGGAGTTCCCACGGGGACGTGCGCAGTACTTCATGTACACGTGGCGTGAGTCTGACCGCATTGACCTCGTTGCTAACCGTTTCTTCAAAACTCCAGCAGTGTGGTGGAAGATTATGGACTACAATCCCGAGATTGGTAACCCATTTGAAATTCCTGTAGGAACAGTTATTCGGATTCCGCATGTCCGTTAGTAAAACGTACAACGAAAGTAACTCTAATAACCCTGTGATGAAAAACCGCAGGGGTACAACTTTTCGCATTACGTTTCCAACAATGCCATCTTTGACTAGGGAACCTCGTCGAGTTGACCTGCACCAGTCGCAATACCAGCATGACGTACTAATCATCTCGTTTATGACCACTGGTTTCAACTGGTTTGAGGACATCCCCACTGGATTGCCAATTAAATTTTCATGGACTCAGGTGGGTATTACCAAAGACTGGTATGGCTATGTGTCGTTTGTTTCTCGGACCAATGCGTCTCAGCAAAAAGAACAGACGATGGAAGTTCACTGTATTGGGTCTTCCTTCCCGTTAAAAGAGCGGGCTAATCGAGTTTTTACCAACTCAACGATTCCCGAAGCTGCTGCAACTATTGCTAGAGAGTTAAACCTAAACTTTGTTGGGGACAGTAATCCCCGTCGTTTCCCTCAGCTTACAATGGCTGGTCACTCTTACTGGGAATGGTTGGCAGAACAGGCAAAGCGCATTGGGTTTGTGCTTCGTGTTGACGGCTCTAATCTGTACTTCCGTCAACTTGACAAGCATGTTGATTCAAAAATTACAACGGTTCCCGTTCTTTACGCCGGAGATACACCCTCTCTTTACAAGAACAACTTTATTGAAAAAACACTTGACAAGTTTGTAGTTCTTCGTGGAGATTACATTGAGTCTGGTGACAATATGCGCACTGAGAAAGTTGCTGGTGGTGTGGATGTAAACACCTCAGAGGCATTTTCTAGCAGCAATACTCCTACCAATGTTGGGGATAACTTACGAACTAATTTGAGTGATGTATTGTTCTCCGAGTACCGCTCTGACCAAGTTAACACCATGATGTCAGACGCGGACCTTGTATCTGAAGGCGCGTCTCATCTTGCTCGGTTGAGTATGCCCGCAAAGGTTCACGCTCAAGGGGACCCAAGAATGGAACCCCACGCCCCTGTTTATGTAATGGGGACAAGCGAGTTAACCGATGGGTACTGGCTCATCAAAGATATCGTACACACGTTTAAGAAGTATGACGACTACATTGCGACAATGACCATTGTCACAGATGGAACAGGTGTGAACAAAGTCGGGGCATTTAGAGGGCGACAATCGCCTACAATTAGTACTGTAAATATAAACAGTCTTATTGAGCAGAGCAACGGAGTAAACACCTTGAACACGCATTCAAGCACAGGTCTTTCTCAGTTGTCACCTTCCATAATTCCTTCCGAGCAAGGATTTAAACGTAGCCCTGCTCTGTGGGTTACTAGGGGGGTCTAGTGTACGACAATCAACTCAAGACTTTTGAGAATGCTATTTCTTTGCCTTTCAGAATTACTGCACAAGGTGGAATTAAGGTTGCGAAAAGTCAGGCTCAGGTTTGGGCTGACCGTGTAAAGGGTGCGCTTAACACGCGTTTTGGTGAGCGGGTGATGTTCTCTCGTTTTGGCACAAAGATAGCCGAGTACGAGTGGGACACCGTTACGAACATGGAAGAAGTTATCTTAACTGAAGTCGAAAACATGTTCACAGCATTTTTTCCTACTTTAGTTTTAGACCAAGTAACCGTAGAGCACGATGAAATAAACAACATTGTTGTGGTAGACGTAGAATACACGACTCCCAACATGGACACAATTACTACGAACGTTGGATTGGCAGTTGTCGCTGGTAACTTGCCATTGTATGAGGAGCCACGATGACCGACCCTAACCCCGCACCTATTCTTCAAACCCCCATTATGGTGGATTACACCAACCGGGACTTCTACTCTTTGCGAGACCAGCTTATTCAGCGCGTCAAGGACCGCGTCAACACCGGGTCTGGAAACGCGTGGTATGGCAATGACCCTTCAGACTTTGGGCTTGCTCTTATTGAAGCATTCTCATATATGGGTGACATCACCAGCTACTATGTTGACCGCGTTGCTAATGAGGGTACCCTGCTCACCGCTTCTCAACGAGACAGTATTCTGAACCTCGCGTATAGCTACGGGTACATTCCTTCCGGATATAAGCAAGCCTCTTGTTCTCTTACGTTTGCTTCTGCCGCCATTGGTTCTGCCTCTGTTCCTGCGGGAACAAAACTTCGCGCCACAATTACGACAAACGACGTTGTAGAGCAAGTAATCTTCACTACCAGCTCAACTGCTGATTTTTCCCCAATTACAAAGTCAATTGCATCAATTTCTAGTTCTGGAGGGTTTGTTACATACACCTCGACTGGTCATGGGTTTACTGCTGGTAACTACGTAACTGTTACGGGGTCAACTAACTACAACGTAACTAACGCGGTTATTTACGGGGTTACTACAGACACTTTTATTATCCAAAGTTCTTTGACTGGAAGCACATCTACAGGAACTGCAACGTACGCTGCCAAGACTATTTCAGTAGTAGCAACTCACGGAGAAAACGTCTCTACTAGAACGGCAAACGTTGCCTCGTCTCCAGATATCTCGGGTGAAAAACTGGGAGCATCGGACGGCACTGCTGGTCAGATTTTTCAGCTTAAAGAGTCTCGGGTTGTTGACAACACGGTTCGAGTCTTTGTAGTTACTGGAACAGGTGCAAGCACAACTTACGGTGAATGGACCGAAGTAATCCACTTGGCTGACTACGGTCCAACCGACTCGGTATTTAAAATTATTCGAGGAAGTAACAATTCTATATTTGTTCAGTTTGGCGACGGTGTATCTGGAGCAATCCCAAATAACCACTCAAGCATCAAGGCGCAGTACGTCTATGGCGGGGGAAACGTGGGTAACGTACCCGCATCTTCCGTCAACACGTTTGTTGGTTCTACTCCTTCGGGGATTACGGTAACCAACCCTGAGCGAGCAACGGGCGGTCTTGACCCAGAAGGTATTGATGCAATCCGCGTGAATGCTCCCCGAGCCTTCAGTGCTCTTAATCGTGCCGTTAGTCTTACTGACTACGAAGGTCTAACCCTTCAGGTCAATGGTGCGGGTAAGGCAAAGGCTGTGGCTGACGTCTGGTCTTCCGTAACGGTTTACCTTGCTCCGTCTAGTACAGACTCTTCGGACTTTTACCCCGGTAAGAACTCTAGCAACACAGCCGTACTTGATACATGGACCACACTTCAAAAAGCCGTGCAGGATGCCTTGAAGCCAAAACTTCTTATTGGAACTTCACTTACTGTTTCTCCACCTACGTACACCAACGTCATCTTAAAAGTTGAGTACAGCAAACAACCGGAAGTAACTGACGCACAGATTCAGTCCTCCATAAAGGAATACATTAAAACGTATTACGGCTACGCTACAAATACTTTTGCACAGATTATTCACCCTGAAGAAATTGAGTTTATCCTTCGGTATGTTCCCGGAATCCTTAACGTATGGGTGACTGAACTTCGACGCAGTTCCGCTCCTACGGGTGCTCTCGGTACACTAGTTGGTACCGCAAGTGAAATCTTTGTGCTCAATACTGACAACGTAACGCCTACACAGCGCAGCACGGATGCGACGCTATCGTCACTCACAAATAGTGTTGGAACGCTTAGCCCAAGCTTTAGCTCAACCACGCTCAACTACTTGTTAGATATTGGCTCTGCTACATCTACAGCAATTACAGCCGTAGCAAACGCTGCTGGAGCAACCGTTACCGTAAATGGTGGAACAAGTCCTCAAACAATTACCAACAGCAGTGTTGGAACCACGGTTAACGTACCTATTGTGGTCACTGCTGCGGATGGTCGCACCCTCCAGACATACACGGTAGCTGTTTACAAGTCCGCATAATGATTATCGACTCCTACGGTAACCGCAGATTCTTTGGAATCTACCGAGGTGTGGTTCAGGATAACGCTGACCCCCTCGGTAAGGGACGTGTCCGCTTAATGGTTCCGCAGGTACTTTTTGATGCGATGACTGAGTGGGCTTCTATTCAAGATGCTCACGGTGTTCATGTAGACCCCTTTAAAACGGGTCAAGGGGTGTGGGTGCAGTTTGAGGGTGGGGACCCTTCTTTCCCCGTTGTCGTAGGCGAGTTTGGTGAAGACGACACCAACCTCAATCTGGCATTGAATGACCTTACTGACGTAGATACTTCCGGAGTCTCTAACGGTCAAACCATTGTGTATCGAGCTTCTGACCAAACGTGGGTTCCCGGAGTCGGCTCTGGTGGCGGGTCTCAAGGACCTCAAGGAAGCCAAGGTCCGCAGGGTGTGCAGGGTGCCCAAGGACCCCAAGGTGCGCAAGGAGCAACTGGGTCTGGCTCACAGGGACCGCAAGGAACACAGGGCGTACAGGGACCGCAGGGAACTCAAGGAGCGCAGGGTTCACAGGGACCACAAGGCTCAACAGGTCCTCAGGGAACTCAGGGTCCAACTGGCTCTCAAGGCGCTACCGGTTCTCAAGGAACCACGGGACCTCAAGGTACGCAGGGTTCAACAGGACCACAGGGACCTCAAGGTGCTGCATCAACTGTAGCTGGACCTCAAGGTTCTACGGGACCTCAGGGGTCAACGGGTGCTCAGGGGGCAACTGGAAGTCAGGGTCCTCAAGGAACTCAGGGACCAACGGGTCCGCAGGGTGTGCAGGGGGCACAGGGTCCGCAAGGAACGCAAGGACCTCAGGGTACTCAAGGAAATACTGGTGCACAAGGAGCTACTGGAAGCCAAGGTTCTCAAGGTGTGCAGGGTACGCAAGGTCCGACTGGACCTCAGGGCTCGACAGGGTCACAAGGAACACAAGGACCCCAAGGAACAACCGGAAGTCAGGGACCTACCGGTCCGCAAGGCTCCACTGGACCGCAAGGTACTCAAGGTCCTCAGGGAGCTACTGGTTCCACAGGTGCTGGGGGTGCTCTTGGTCACTACGGCACTTTTCATGATACAACCAATCAAGTTGCATCGAGCACAACTGTTGCGTACCCAATTACGTTTAACTCTTCTGATGAGTCCAACGGAGTAACCATTGGCTCTCCAACTTCTAAAATAGTCTTTGCCTACGCAGGAACATACAACCTGCAATACTCCATTCAGTTTACAAACACCAATACATCTATCCACAACGTAAATGTATGGCTAAATAAAAACGGAAGTCTTATTGACGACTCCGCTTCCCAATGGACTATTCCTAACTCTCACGGTGGCATTCACGGGCAGTCAATTGGGGCAGTCAATTTTGTTTTGACTCTTTCCGCTGGTGACTACATTGAGCTTGTATGGCAAACAGAAAGCACAGCCTGTTACATCGAGACTATCCCTGCTGGAACAACGCCGACAACGCCTCGTTCTCCCGGAGTAATATTTACTGCTACACAGGTTATGTACACCCAACTTGGACCGCAAGGTGCTCAAGGACCGCAAGGTACACAGGGAACTCAGGGACCACAAGGTCCGCAAGGTGCGGCATCAACAGTTGCTGGTCCTCAAGGCTCTCAAGGTCCGCAGGGTGCTGCTGGAACCAACGGTACTAATGGAACTAACGGCTCGCAAGGTGCTCAAGGTCCTCAAGGAGCCGGTGTTCCTACCGGTGGTGCTGCTGGGGACTTTCTTACCAAAATTGATGCCACCAATTACAACACGCAATGGACAACCACTTTACCCATTGCGCAGGGTGGTACAGGAGCAACTACTGGTTCGGGTTTAATTCCTGTAATACCCGCTAGCGTAACTGTCGTTGGAGCGGGTAGCTCTGCGTCTGTAGACGCGACTACCGGAACCGTGACATACGCTGCCGCCACTTCAATCAGTTTAAACACCGTATTCTCAACTTCGTACACTGCATATCGAATTGTTTACAGGAACACAGTTGGTAACGCTAACGACTCCACGTTGTCGTTGCGTATTCGTTCCAACACAACTGATTTCTCGGGGGCACTTTATGACACGGCGTCGATTGTTGGCACAGCTAACTCAAGTACCGCAGTGGTAAACAACGGCTCGGCGCTAACTTCCCTTACCCTTGCTAACAACTACTCAAACGGTAACTACATGACTTTGGACGTGTTTAACCCAGCTCAGACACTGGTGACAGGTATCTCAGGACTTGGACTTGCGGAGTTGACCTCTGTATTTCGTGGATGGACAACACTTGGTCGTGTACGAAACACCACGTCGTACAACGGCATAACATTCTTTATTTCTGCTGGAACTATTGGAGGGACCATTACGGTTTATGGATACAAGGCTTAATGAAACACTTGAGGACATTACCCCAGAGGATTCGGCATGCCCTGTTTACCGTAGTCCTATCCCCGAGGAGATGCGGGTTGAGATGGACCGCCTGAACTCTGAAGCGGAGAGACTAAAGGCAGAGGAAAACTCTCGGGAACTAGCAAAACAATCTGCGCTAGCAAAGCTTGCAAAACTTGGGCTTACAGAAGAGGAAGCCAAAGCGGTCCTTGGTCTATAGACTTACTGCATGATTTCAGTAATTACACCGGCTTACAATACCCCACTAGATGTGCTTGCCCGAACATGGGCGTCTCTCAAAGCGCAGACCTACACTGATTGGGAGTGGGTTGTTTGGGATGACTCCACTAAGCCCGAAACGTGGGCACAGCTATACGGCTTTGCCTCGGACGAACGATTCCGCCTCATTACACACCGTACACACACTCACTCTGGCTCTATTGGAGAGGTAAAACGTCGTGGGTTCATGGTTGCCGAAGGCGACATCTTAGTAGAGCTTGACCACGATGACGAGCTAACCCCGGATGCACTTGAGTTGATTGCCGAGGCGTTTGAAAATGAAAGCGTTGGCTTTGTCTACTCTGATTGGGTAGAGATTCTCTCCGATGGTCAGTCTGGAAAGTACCCTGACGGATGGGCATTTGGATACGGAGAACACTACTGGGATGATGAACTCGAAGTATGGGGTTCACGAGTCACAGAAATCAACGCCATCACTCTGGGGCACATTGTTTCTGCTCCTAATCACGTACGCGCTTGGCGGGCTTCTGTTTACCACGAACTTGGCGGTCACAACCCTAAGCTAGAAATTGCTGATGACTACGAGCTGGTGGTCCGAACGTCGTTAGTTACGGAGTTTATGCATATTCCCAAGGTCATCTACAAACAGCACATCGGTAGTCACACGGCTCAACGCCAGAAGAACGACCGTATCCAAGAACTGGTAGCCGGTATCTCTGCGGAGTACAAAGACCGTCTGGAAGCCAAGTTCCCTTTGCCCTATATGTCTGAGAATAATCAGTCAAAATAGAGGTAAGACTTTAGGAGGTTGGTATGGCTACGTACCCCGATAATCTTGCCAATTTTACTTCTGTACAAGATGGCGTAAACACGGTTCAAGCTGTCCATGTAAACGTTGGTTATCAAGAAATTACGGCAACTCAAACTGAGCTTGGAGCAAATGCTTCAGACCGTTCTGGCTCTTGGGCTACAACTCCAATGGTTGTTTCTAGCCTTACGTTTACAGACGTCAAATCGCGCTTGGATAACGTAGAAAATGGGGCGTACTACTCACAGACCTCCCTTGTTAATAAAAATGGTGGAACAACGATTCTTCCAGCGACAAGTGGTACCAAGGGTCTTATCATCAAGGGTGCCGCATCACAGTCGGTTAACTTACTTGAGTTTCAAGTAGATGGGTCTACCACTGCTGTTAGTTACTTTAAAAACGACGGAACATTCTTTACCCCAATCATTGACGGCGGAACAGCGTAACGGAGTAGCCACCTATGGCTCGGTATAATACCTTTAAGTACGGCGATGCAACCGTCAAGTATGGCGATACATCCGCGTCTCTTTATGAGGCAACCCCTTTTGTAGCAGCAGCTATTGACTACGACAAAATTCGTGTGTCATGGATTATGCCCGGAACTATCTCTGGGTACACCTATAGCCGACTTCGGATAGTCCGTAATCAAGATTACCCATCTGAAACTCAAGAAGACGGAATTATCATTGTTGATTTGAGTAGCCCTTTTTCAGCTTCTGGATACCAAGAAAGAACAGACGGAACCCTTAAAGACGCTGATGGAAATTTGTTTCCAGCACTCAAGCCGGGTAAGTTTGTTTACTACTCTATTTGGCTCCTCAAAGTTACAGGTGGCAATACTTTTTGGGACAAGATTGCAGACACTAGCACGGTACTTGCAAAGTCTCACGACACGTTACTTAGCAATACTGACGACTCAGTTTCACCGGCAGGGTTGTCGGCAGCAGAGATAGAATTTTTACGAACAAACCTAATTAACAATGCCACGACGCGCACCCAGACTACGCACCAAAAATTCCTAGAACTTCTCCCAAGAGTGTACACAACGGCAAATGAATCCCCGTTAGATATTGTTGATGAAACCTCGGACTTGTCTAGATTCCTCAAAGGGTTTACTTATACCATCGATGAAATATTTACATTTGCTGACCTGCTCTTGCCTACGCGAGACGCTACAAACTACTCAGCCGATTTACTTCGTGCAAAATCATTTGAGCTTGGAATCACTGCCGACAATCAGCGGTCCCAAAAAATTCAACAGAAATTGGTTAGAGAAGCTCAGTACATAACTTCTCGTAAAGGTACTGCTCTTGCTTTAGAGACTTTGGCTGAGTCAATGACGGGGTTTAATGCTGTCGTGATTCCCTCTCCTAACCTAATGCTCTCCGCTCAAGACAGCTCTTTTTACAAGGGCATTGGTAACTGGAAAGTAGTTGGTGGTTGCACTCTCACTGTTGAAAAGGTTAATACTCCACCAGCTAAAGCAACGTTTACTCCCGACTTAGATAAAGCAATTAACCTTGTTTACTCGGGCAAGGTAGTTACTTCTGCTGCAAACGCGCAGATTGTCAACGGTAGTTCCTCACCTATCACTCAAGGAATCCCGGTTACCGCAGGTTCTTCATACACTTTTTCTGCTTATGTACAGAACACAGGAGCAGGAACTATTACCCCAACAATTCGTTGGTACGATGTTTCTGGAACATATATCTCTGCATCGACTACAACCGCGTGGACAACGTCATCTAGTTGGGCAAAGAAAACTCTTACTGCAACGGCTCCGGCTGGGTCGGTTTACGCAAGCACAGAGCTAAAGTTCAACTCATCTGGTCAAACTTACTACTTAGACATGATGCAGTTTGCTGTCGGAAGTGCAGCAGCTTATGAAGAAGCTCGTACGGCAAATGTTCATTTGTCTCCTACAAAAATAAACTACATTGTCAACCCGTCATTTGAAGTAGACAAATCTAACTGGACTATTACCGACTCTGGTTCTTCTATAGTCACAGATAGTTCCCCAGACGTAGTTTCGGGAACAAAAAGCCTTTCTGCAACTATTTCTAGTACTCAAAAGATTGAAGCGGTAGTCACCAGCGGTACAGGTGAACTTGCAATTCCTTCCGTAGTTGTTGGTGCTCCTCCACTACTAGTCCCGACTCCAAAGTACGGCGATTACTACACGTACTCTTTTTACGCAAAGAAGGCAACGTCCGGGACCCTGAATGCAACGATTACGTTTGCTGCAAGTTCTGGTTCTCTTTCTAAAAATGTAACTAAACCGATTGCTATAACAAATAGTTGGAACCGATATTACGTCAACTTATTCGTAGAATCCGCATATGTTGCGCCAACCCTGACTCTTACTCTTTTGGGAGTTGACTCGGGAGTAGTTCGGTTTGACGCTGCTCAACTGGAGCGAGCTTACTCCCCCACGGATTACTTTGATGGCTCCATGTCAATTAACGGTGGAGAGTGGAGTGGGACTGCCAATGCTTCGGCAACGTATGTTTTCCCAAACAAAAGCACTGTAGTATCCCGTCTCGCCACCGACATGCCGTCGTATCTTGTTACAGGAACGCCCTACCGGGTCATAACAGACTCTGGAATTGTTAGTGGAAATATGGGTGAAGTTAAGGGATTTGCGCCATAGAATACAACTATGGAACTATTAATCGTTGTAATCATTTCGGGCATGGCATCAGGATTCTGTGCCGAACTTATTTCTTTTTTTATCGAACGCTTCACAGTGCTTGATGAAAGATTGACTAAGCAAATAGTCTTAGCACCATTTGGGGCACTTTTCTCTTGGCTTCTTGGTGCTCAAGATTGGGACATTCTTGTTGCAGGTCTTGCTTCTGCGTTCTTTAACCTGCTAATTATGTACTACATGACGCGCCCAATGACGATTCAACAACTCACTACGCGCCGATAAGGTGATATATTCGATTCCCTACGAACAGAGGGAAACATGAATTTACCACCAGAGATATTTGACTCCAACTTAACTTCTTCGGAGTTCAAAACCATCATTGCGATGTACCATCTGGCAAGCCCTGAGGGGCTGGTTGACGTGTCCAAAGACGAGTTAACCATCCTGACTGGGTAG